CATTTTGAAAAAGCTTGTGGTAAAAAATTATATCCTACTTATTCTTATGCTAGACTTTATAAACCAGGAGAAGAGTTAAAGAAACATAAAGATAGACCTGCTTGTGAAATATCAGCAACAGTCACGCTAGGTTTTGAAGGAGATGTGTGGTCTATCTACATGGCAGGTAATAAAGTAGATATGCAAGTTGGTGATGCTGTTCTATATCGTGGTATGGAAGTAGAACACTGGCGAGAAAAGTATACTGAGGGTCAGTGGCAAGCACAAGTATTTTTACATTATGTAGATGCAGATGGTCCTCATGCAGATCAAAAGTATGATGGTCGTGAATATTTAGGTGTAAAAAAAGGTGAAAAAAGATTATTAACTGATTGTGCTGTATTTGAAAATCATTTAACAGAATCCTTTTGTAGTAATTTAATTAATACATATTCACAAGATAATATTAAAAAAGATCCTCCTATTATTGGTGGTAATAATGGTACAAAAGGAAAAATTAATAAAGAGATTCGAGATACAGAACGAGTACTCCTTCCTCAAAATGTAGGTATAGGAGCATCACTAACAGCTACTGGTTTAAATGCAAACCATTATTGGTGGCAATATAACATTACTCATTCTAATCAAACTGAATTATTAATTTATAAACCTGATGGACATTACAATGCTCATGTAGATACATTCCATACACATAGTGATGAAACTAGAAAGCTAACTGTATTAGCTTTTCTTAATGATGATTATGAAGGTGGTAAGTTTTTCTTAAATGCAAATGGTACTATATATTATCCTCCACAAAACAAAGGAACTATATTAGTATTTCCTAGCTACATGGTACATGGAGTTGAACCTGTTACAAAAGGAATTAGATATAGTTGTGTAACATGGTTAGTTGGACCTTACTTTAAATGATAAATGTTTATAGAATATCTGTAGATTTAAAAGAATCAACAAAAGATGTAAAAAATAATATTGTTAAAGATTATCATACTAATGAAGTTCAAGAGTTAAGAACTATTGGTAAATTTAATTTTAAATTAGATTCTAAATATAAAGATTTAATAACTAGTTTATCTAAAACATTTATTAATGTAGTAAATAAAACTTACAATCGTAATATTATAAATAAAGATTTAGATGTATGGGCTTATGTAAGTAATAAAGATTATTATAATAGTGAAATACATAATCATGATTCTACTGCAACTATTAATGGTGTATATTACTTAAATGTTCCTGATGCTAAAGGTGGTGAATTAGAGTTTTATGATGAACATAAAAATAAACTTACTAGTGTTAAACCTAAAACAAATGATTTATTAATATTTGATGGAACATTAAATCATAAACCTTTACCATGTGATAGTGATGAATATCGAATAGCTTTAAATATAGAAATTAAATGAAAAATATAAAAGATATTTGGCTTCCTGATTCTGAAGAATATCTATTAAGATTTGCTAATAAATTAGATTGGGACTATCAAAAGAATAGATTAGACTTAGCTTTAAAGTATATTAAAAACTTTAATGTAGCTATTGATATAGGAAGTCACTGTGGACTATGGTCTAAACATTTAGTTAAACTTTTTAAACATGTTCATGCTTTTGAACCTGTATTAGAACACAGAAAATGTTATATTAAAAATGTTAAAACAGATAACTACACACTATATCCATACGCATTAGGTAATAAAGAAAAACAAGTAGGTGTTCAAGTTAGTAAAGGAGGCTCTACAATGGCTTCTCATATTATACCAGGTAATAATATTAAATGTACTAAGCTGGATAACTTTAATTTTAAACCTGATTTTATTAAACTAGATATTGAAGGTTATGAATACTACGCATTGTTAGGTGCTGAAAAAACAATTAAAAAGTATAAACCTACAATTATTTTAGAGCAACTAAAAACAGAAAGTTCTTCTAAACTTTCAACTAAACTACAAGAAATTAATTCAAATAAATATTATCTTGTTAGTGATACTGCAGTATTTGAATTACTAAAAGATTGGGGATACCAATTATGTGATAGTATTAATGAAGACTATATATTTCAATTTAAAAACAATTAATAAATATGACAACAGCTAAAGACGTAGAACAAAAAATACACAGCCACGAAGAGATTTGTGCTGAGCGTTATCAAACTATTCATCATCGTTTAGATAGGATCGAAGCTATGTTAAACAAACTTATATGGGCATTAGTTGCTGGTTTTATCGGACTACTTGTTACTACAATCTCTAGCGAAATTAAAGCAGAAGAAGCAGAGCTTCCTCAGTTAATGGCTACACCTACTGACGTAGGTTTTATTTATTTGTCTGTAGATCCATGTCCTCAACAGATGGGTCCGTTCTATGAATACTTTACTGTTGCTACTGAAGAAAACCATGCACCACATTTAGGTTGCTGGAATGTAGATGGACCTTTAGTTATTGTATGGTGGTTTGAATTAGATGAACCAGTATCATATGATAAAGCAGAATTTAAACCTTGGCAAGGACCTGCACCTGAGTTATGATTAAAAAGATTATTAAATTTTTTACAGGAGAGTTTATAGATGAGTTATTTAATATGGATAGTAATAGCAATAATAGTATGGGAGATGTGGCTAGAAGCTCCTCTAAGAGATCACGTAGAGCTCAGGCTCGTGCCATGGTACAAAACACAAAAAGAAAAAGTAAAATCTTTGATGAACAGGATTGTGTCTAAATGATGTGGGGTCCTGTAATTAGTGTTGTTAGTTCTGTATTAGACAGAGTTATTCCTGATAAGAATGCTAAAGAAAAAGCAGCACAAGAAATTGAAAAGGCTCTTATAGATAATGCAGCTCAGCTTAACTTAGCTCAAGCAGAAACAAATAAAGTAGAAGCATCACATAGATCAGTATGGGTAGCAGGTTGGAGACCATGCTTAGGATGGGTAGCTGCTTTAGGATTTGCCTGGGTATTTGTATTACAACCTTTAGTTATGTGGATGATTGCATTGTCTGGTGTAGAAGTTCCACTACCAGAGTTTCATACAGATGCACTACTTGAATTAACATTTGCTATGTTAGGTCTTGCAGGACTTAGAACTTATGAAAAGCAGAAAGGTATATCTAAGTAATGGCTGAAAAAGATTCACGATTAAAACGAGCAGGAGTATCAGGTTATAATAGACCTAAGAAAACTCCAGGACATCCTACTAAGTCTCATGTGGTTGTAGCTAAAGTAGGAAATAAAGTTAAAACAATTCGCTTTGGACAACAAGGAGTTAAAGGAGATAAAGGTAAAGGTAACACTGCTAGAAAAAGATCTTTCAAAGCTAGACATGCTAAGAATATTTCTAAAGGAAAAATGTCCGCAGCATACTGGGCAGATAAGGTGAAATGGTAATGAGTTTAGTAAAGAACATTAATAAAAGAAAAAAAGCCGGTACTAGTAGAAGTAAAAAGAAATCTACTATAAGTGCTAAAGCATATAAAGATATGCAAAATAACTGGGGTAAAAAGAAAAAGAAAAAATAAATGAGTCAGATTGACCAAATCAGAGAAGCAGCAGAAAATGATCTGCTAACTTTTATACGACTTGTAGCACCTCACTTAATGTTAGGTGCAGTTCATGAAGAACTAATACAATGGTGGTGTAGGCAAGATGCTAAAGATAACCAACTTGTATTACTTCCTCGTGGACATATGAAGAGTAAACTTGTAGCATATAGAACAGCTTGGTGGATTACTAAACATCCAGAAACATCAATACTATATGTGTCAGCTACTGCTGACTTAGCTGAAAAACAGTTATATGCTATTAAACAAATTATAGATAGTTCAATATACAGACGTTACTGGGCTGACATGATTCACCCTGAAGAGGGTAAAAGAGAAAAGTGGGCTGTTGCAGAGATTGCAGTAGACCATCCTAAACGTAAAGAGGAAGGAGTAAGGGATGCTACTTGTAAAGCTGTTGGGCTTACTAGTAATACTACTGGCTTCCACGCTGATGTTGTTGTGCTTGACGATATTGTTGTACCAGGCAACGCTTATACTTCGGAAGGACGAGAAAAAGTTGAAGCAGCTTACTCTCAATTGGCTTCCATTGAAAACCCTGGTGCTTTTGAGTGGGTTGTTGGCACTCGTTATCATCCTAGAGATATATATGATACAATGGTTAACATGAAAGAAACCCTTTATGATGATGATGGTGAGTTAGAAAAAGAAGAACCAGTATATGAATTGTTCCAAAAAGTAGTAGAAACAGAAGGTGAGTTTCTTTGGACTAAACAAAAACGTAGCGATGGTAAGTCATTTGGATTTGATGCAAGAGAACTTGCAAGGATTAAAGCTAAGTATATAGATCAGACACAATTCTATGCTCAGTATTATAATGATCCTAATAGCACAGAGACTGCTAACTTAAATGCAGAAGACTTTCAATATTATGATAGAGCAGTCTTACAAAATAAAGAGGGAGATTGGTATATAAGAGATCGCAAGTTAAATGTATACGCAGCTATTGACTTTGCTTTCTCTTTACGTAAACAGGCTGACAGTACAGCTCTAGTAGTTATAGGTGTAGACCACCAAGCTAATTACTATGTATTAGACATAGATAGATTTAAAACAGATAGGATTGTAGATTACTATGATCACATTCTTAGAGCTTGGGAAAAGTGGGGATTCAGAAAACTACGAGCTGAAATAACTGTAGCTCAACAAACAATTGTTAGAGAGCTTAAAGAAAGTTATCTTAAACCTAATGGCATACCTCTTGTTATAGATGAGTTCAGACCTACTCGTCACTTAGGAGATAAAAACCAACGTATCAATGCAGTGTTAGAACCTAAGTATCATAACAAACAGATGTGGCATTATAAAGGTGGTAATTGTCAACCTTTAGAAGAAGAACTAAGCATGAGACATCCACCTCATGACGATATTAAAGATGCACTGTCGAACGCTGTAGCTATCTCTATAGTACCTAGACAACGATCAACAGGATTTGCAGTA